ATTAATAAGATAGAAAATGCCAACAGGATTGCGGGTAATGATCGTGGTGTTGTCGGCGACATTCGGCCTGATCATCGGCCAGAGGGAGAGCGTGGCGTGGCCGGTGGCATCAGAATTCACGTCTACCAGGTTGCGATGCAGGTATTGACCGACCTGCACCCAATCGCCTGCCTTGAGGATGCCGGGAGTGTTGGGAGTCCAGCCATCGGTTACCAAGTCCTGCCCCGTCTGATTGGCTCCATTGACCAGCGGCGTACCTGTGCCGATACCCAAGGGAATTGCGTCTAGGACAGGCCCGTAATAAAAGGTGCCCTCCGAGCCATTGAGCGATAGAAGAAAGGCCGCCACGGCCTGCGCGTTGACCCTCAAAAGCGGCGGCAGGGTCAAGTCGAACTCCCAATACTGCGCCTGCATCTTTTGAACCTGCCGTTGCCCCGTAAAGGGCGACATGGCAAAAGAGACGACGCTGACTTGCTTCCAAGTGACCTGTTGGGTCTTAAAAGGCGTGGGCGAAGTAACTGGAAAGATGATGGGCATGGGTCAGGATTGGCGGATGATTTTGCTAAGCCTTCCTCCGTTTCGGACGCTTTGAGCTACCGCCGAGGCCGCCTGTTGGGCGCTGGCAATGGTCGCTTGTTGAATGGCAGCGCTGATGGCCGAGGGCACACCGGCCTGCACGTTGATCGTCTGATAGACATGGGTGTCGTTGCTGCCACCGAGCTTGTGATTGGGCACGATTGAGCCGCTGAAGTTCGGGATAAGCATCTCCGGCCCGCGCTCGCCCACGATCATGGGGCCAGGGGAAAAGTCGCCGCCATCGGCGTACCAACTGAAGGTGGGCATAGGTGCCACATCAAAGCCATCGCCTACGGACGCCCCAATTTGGCTGACCGCTGCGCCTCCGCCAGTACCTGCACCACCACCTATAGCAAAGGGCAACGCACCCCTTAAAAAGGTCATCAGGGGCTCGGAAATCTCATATTGAATGAGCATCCGCTGAAGCTCTTGAACCACCGTGAGCCCAAAGGCTCGGAAGGCATCTCCTGCGCTCTTCGAGGCGTCGATGATCTGCATTAGGCTATTGGTGAAGTCGCCGGAGAGCTTGCGGGTTACATTATCGAGCACAGGGCCCCAGCCCTTCCATTCGCCAAAGAGAGCCGCCTCGTTCGTCTTGAATTTATTGACGGCAACGGTGGCCTCGGCAGCTGCTGCAGGTAGCTTATTACCCAAAGCCATGACCTCGTCGGTCAACGACTTCGTGGTGTCTTGGGTCGTTTTTGAAAGAGCGTTCTGTGATTGGTTGTAGCTGGCGATAGCGGCTGCGTTTGCGGTATAGCCCGCGAAAGAATCGCCCGTCATCATCGGCGACATTCCAGGCCTCGCCTTGCCGCCCCAAAGGCCGCTCGTCATGTCGTTCGTGTTCATGCCACGGATGCCCGCTTCCTCCTCCATCGACTTGTAGAAGCCCTCGCCGTACTTGACCCCGCCAAACATCAGATTATTCATCTCGCCGAACAAATCGTATTTCTTGGGATCGTTGTTGTAGTCCTTGATCACGCCGAGGGCGTAGTCGAGGATGGGAAGAATGCGATTGAGGACGGTATTGATAAAGTCCCCAAGGATGTTCGTTGTGCCCTGCAGGATGGCGGTGATCTTTTGCCAGCCGGACATTTCCTCCTGCGCGTCGCTGATCATGTCTCCGTGGAAGTCCTTCATCTTTTGGGCGAGTTCGCCCAAGCCGAGGTTGCTGTCGCGAAATATCTTCACGAACTGTTCGCCGGACTTTGCCCCGAAGATTTTATCAGCCAATTCACGCGCGTCCTCTTTTGAAGAACGCATATAGGCCGCAATCTTTTGGAAGGCTGCTGCCGGGTCTCCTGCCATTGTGGGCGACTCGCCGATATTCTTGAGCGCGGTGCGAAGCCCTCGAATAACGGCCTCGGTGTCGTAGCCTTTTTGCTCAAGCCTCGCTAGGAGTTCGGCAGATTGCAGAGCGCTGAAGCCGAAAGCCTGCATATAGGGCGCTGCCTGCTTCATCTCGTCATTGAGCTTGCCCATATCGACATCCGTCAGTTCCCGAATGCGATAGAGCATCTCGTTCCACGCGATAATGTCGGTCTGTGGTATTTTCCATTGATCCATTGCCCCCAGGGAGCCCACTTCAAGCTGTTTGGGGTCAATGCCCGTCAGCCTGTTAGCCGCCGCGGCCTGCGCCGCCGCTTGCTTGAACTGTTCTCCCATGAGGGTGGTTCTCCGCGCGAGGACATCGATGGCTTTAAGCGCCACATCCGCGCTGACAGGAACCGAAGATAGAACCGAATTAAACGCGCCCTTGAGGTCGAGCAGGTCGCGTCCGGTTTGTTGCGAAATAGCCGAGAGCCTGCCGAACTTGGCCTGCAGCTCGTTAAGCCAGTTCATGGTCATGGCAGCGCCACCCAAGGCCATCAGCGATTTGAACGCCCCTCCGATTATGGCGACATCGTCCGACATCGACTTAAAGGCGCTCTTGCTGGTCTTGGCCGCGCGACTGAGATTGGCCTCCCAGCCGTCAGTCTTGATATTCAGCGAGCCAGCAATCTCTCCAATGCTAGTTGCCATCGCTGCCTCCTTTTTGCGCCGGGGGCGTCGCGGCCTTGATGATAGATACGATCTCGCTGAACTCGGCGGGCTTGGGCGGCTCTTTGCCGATCATCATGAAATCCAGCTCGGTCTTGAAATTAGGGTCTTTCGCGAATGACTGCGCGAAGTTCCACACCAGCGAGCAAAGCCTTGCGGTCAGCATCTCCTGAAACTTCTTGTCTTCCAGCCACGCGTCGTGGATGTATTTGCAAAGCTCCGGCCCCACCGAGCGCGCCTGCTCCTCGGTCATGCCGCAATGAAACATCAGGAAAGCCGCCTGCTTGAGGTAGCTCTCCTTATTGTTTGTCGTCTGGCTTTTCTGCCGCACCTTTGAGGGCTCCCATGTATTCGTCGAAAGCGGCCGCCCAAATCTTCTTCACGTCGATAGGCAGCATCCGCGCGACTTGATCCACCGTCAGCTCGTGCTTGGCGACCAAACACGACCATAAAAGGTGCACGGTCATCCAGTGCACGCCGCGCTGATCGCCCGACTCAAAAAAAGACTGCACGCTCATGCCTGTCTTTTCTTCCAGCCTCCATAGCGAATAGCCCGTGAAGTTCAGCTCGTAGTTTCGGCCTCCCAATTCAATGTTCGTCATAGGTATTAAGAGGTGGCTGCGGTTTCGGTGAGGTTGCCGCTGACTTGGATTTCGAGCGCGGCGCTCTTGAGTCCGGCAACAGGGGCCTTGGGTTTGAAGGACTTCACAAAGCCGCTAAAGGAAACGCTGTGTCCTTTTGGCTCGGTGACGTAGAAGGTGTCTGAAACGCCGCCTCCCATGTGGCTCAGGGCAAGGCCGATGGCCGTGGTGAGGGTGGTTAGGTCGATTTCGTTATAGAGTACCTCGAAGGTAACTGTTCCGTAATCAACAAGACCGGAGGTGAATTGCTTCCCAAGTCCGATTTCGTCGTGCGTGGTGGAGTCGTAGGCATCCGCGACGCGATCAACGCCGCTGATATCTTTGACCCCTGTGAAGGGAGTCTTGACCGCTGAGATCATGATTCCCGCAACTGTGCCTTTTGCTACTTGTGCCATAGGTTTTTAGGGTTTGTAGATGATGTTGAAAGTGACCGTCATAAAAAACACCGTGGCGACGTCGTCGAATCCCTGTTCGGAATTCTCGTAGGAGACTTGGTCGACTTCGGTGCTTCCCATGAGGCCGCTAAAGTTGTGCAGCGACCCGACAAGCGCGTCGCAAAGCTCGACGAGCTGCGCGTAGGTGCGGGTGACAAAATCCAGTTGGACTTTGCGCTGATAAAGGTCTGCCGAGCCGTCTTGCGTTTGGAAGGGCTCACGCGCATTGATCTGATATGCGGCTGCGGGCAACTCGGAGGATTGTTCAATGCGTAGCGGGTGGATGCGGTCACCAATCAGCCCATAAAGGGCTTGAAGCGACTGCTGGAAGGTTGTGTTGCCTCCGGCCACCGGTGGATTGGACATCAGGTAAGTCCTAAAATCTGCCTCGAAGTTTGCCATCTATGCAGCCGCTCCTTCGTCGGCGGGCTTTTGGCCTTTGCAGGCGCCCTCAACGCCTTGTTTTACTCCCTCAATGAACTTCAAAATTACTTGGCTGGCGGTCGCGCTAAAGCTCTTGGTCATGAAGTAACGCCCAGGCGTGTAGTCCGAGGCGTTAGTATTCTTCTTGAACGTGTAAGTATTGGGGGTCTGCCTTACGCCTTTTGAAGCTGCGTACCTTTTTGCGAGCAAAGAGACGTGTTCCTCGGTCTCGTAGTTTTTATATACCTCCTTCGCAAAATAATCTTGGCCATTCTGATAGCCGCCTTTTTTCGCCAACCTGCCCAAGGCGATTGAATAGCCTTTCTCATAGACTTTTCCGTACTTGGTCTTTTTGGTGAGCATGGCGATGCGGTTCTTGTGGCCAAACTCAACCAGGTGTGCGTAGCGCCAGGGCTGATAGTGTCCTTTGTCGGTTCTCTTGAGTCGCCCAGAAGCCCCGTAGTCATAGGCAATGCCCTTGCGTTCGCCCGCAATGGCAAAGATCACGTGGCTGGACGGATACGCCTTGACCCTTATACCCTGTGATTTCTTGAGGGCTCCGGTCTTGAAAGGAGCTTCTGTACGCGCCTTGTCCATAAGCACGCGGATGGAATTGCGCGCGGCGCTGATAAAGGTCTTTTTCGGAACATCGGTCGAGAGAATATTCAACCGCTCCATCACCTGATTGATTTGGTTCTGGTCGAGATCAACCGCCAACTTTAAGTAGTCCTCCGCCATTTTATGCTCCTGGAACCTGCGCCGGTATTTTGGCCGACGCGTCGTCCTCGTTATTGGAAGCCTCCGCTGTGATCAGAAGCCCGTCATGGCGTCCGATTTCGTTGACCGAGGTGATGTTGTAATATTTCCCGTTATAAAGAATGCGGTGTTGCTGGCAGACATCGCTAAAGTATCGGGTCATGAACATGGCCGATGAGGTCTCGAACATCCGATGCTCGGCCACCATTTCGCGCCCGCCGGTGGGCTTCACATTGGCGGCGATATTCGTGTAAAGATTCGTCCAGGTGTCCATGCGGTCGCCGTTGACATCCAGCGCCGTGGTCTTGGCCTGTATCGTAATGCGCCTATCAAGTTTGCTTGGGTTCATATGGCAAAGAAGACTTTGACAGAGTCGATGAGGGCTTTGAGGGTGAGCGGCACCTCGGTCATGCCGTTGATTTGGACAAAGGGGGTGCGGTTCTCGAAGAAGTGAGCCGACAGGAAGATAATTGACTGCTGCAGCTCCGGCGGAATGGTTGATTGCGTGTATCCGGCCGTAAAATTGACCCGAACGGAATCCGCTGACATATCCGTCATGGGGTAGCATTGCCCAACCTGCAACCGGAGCCTTGAGGGCTTGGATTGGGCGAGCGCATAGACCGAAGGCGAGAGGGTCTGCTCGGCACCAGAGGGATCGCGGTAGAGGACAGAGTTGATCGTGGCCACCGGATAGCGCAGCAATTCAATCTCGCTGCCTTGGACAACGCTAAAGCCTTGGATATTAAAAAGGCTCGTAAGCCCTGCCGCGAAGCAACGGAAGGATTGAGTGTAGGTGCGCGACAAGACGGCGTGGCCGCTTATCCGCTCGATGTACTCGCTCGTGACCCGAATATAGGTGGCCATGAGCGAGTCCTCTGCGTCAGTATCGTAGCGCAGCTGCGCCTTCAGCTGATCCACAGTCACCGGGCAGCCAGGGTTCTGCGAGGTGACCGTCAGCGTTGGGCGATCGTCAATGTAGGTTCCCACGTCCATGCGTTACTTTGTCAGAGGGGGTTGAGCGGTGGCCGTTGTGGGTATTGTTTTCTTGGGCAAGAGCTTCTTGCGGTACCTCCAAAGCTCATAGGCCGCGCCTGCGATGACTAGCAGAGCCACAGCCCAAGCGATCCACACCCAAAAGAGCTTCAAGAAGAAAGCCCCTGCGAGCACTACCGCACCGGACAAGCCCGATGACCAGGCGACGCTAAAGGCCTTGAAAAAGAAGGCTGCAATGACGGCTGTCAGCAGGAATAGGCCGCCTATGAGAAACCACACGCCAAAGCCACCCAGGAAGTCCCAAAAGCCGTTAGACTTGAGCTTCACCTCCTGTTGTCCCATGGGGAGCTTGGTGATAGTGGCCTTTACGTCACCGGCGAACGACTGCACCTTGTCAATGGTCTTGCCGTCGAGGGAGACGTTAACCGCCGAGACGTTGGCCGTGGGTTTTACATTGGCTTCGAATAACTGACAGCCGGAGAGCAGTAACGCACCCAGCGCAAGGAGTGAGAATATAAGGATGTTTTTCATTTGGTTTCTTTGGGGTAAATCATGGTGGAGTGAAGATCGTTGTAATGGAGCGCCGCCAAGTCGGTGATCGTCGGCTTGATTGCATAGAAGTCGGTTTTCACCTGCATGAGGGTCACGTGGTCGGTGATAAGAAAAGCAACGAGGGCGACCGTCTGCAGGATGAGTGTGATGACGATCGAGAGTGCAAGTTTTGGTTCAGAGCTCATAAGTTTAAGTCATTTGTCGGACATCGATCCATTGGGTGCCGTTCCAAATCTTTGACCAGGTTCCGCGTTTGGGATTGAGGCCAGGAAGCCTCAAACTGTTGTTGAAGTAATAGGGAGTCGTCCCCGCCGGAGCATTGATAGCCGGTCGGATTTCAAACTTGGTGTTGCCTACGAATTGGTGTATCCAGGCCACAGCATCTGCGCCTGACATGGGCGCGGGCGGGAAAATCCAAAGATGGTAACCGCCGTAGTCATTTGAGCTTTCTAGGATGGTCTCATATGGGCAGTTTTTATAGAAGTAGAGGGCTGCCTGCAGATTAGCCGCCGCGCGCGCCGTATCCGTGTCGCGGCAGTCGATATCCAAGGCCATCCAGCAACATTGACCCTGAGAGTTTATTGCCGTGGCCGAAAGCGTCTCCGTGCCATCGCAATGCTTCTGCACCAAATCGTCGGAGTAGGCTTCGTAAAAGTAGCCGCGTCCGTACTGGCCGTTTGCCGCCGGAATTTCGGTGTCTTTCAACCGGAGTAGGGTTTCTTGGTAACCCGCCGGGAAGAAGCGTTGTACTATCAGGTCGTAGAGTTTCATGTTTTTATGAGGTAGTTGAGAACAGCGAAGGGTTGCATATTGTTGTGCGCTCCACCGCCACCGGTATTGCCTGTGGGTTGTGCGCTGGCATACAAAGAGCCGACAACCGAAGTGCCGCTGGCCGAAGATGAAATATTCGTGTAGCTACCGGTAGTCGTTGCTTGATAAGAGTGACCGTGAGAGGGAAGTTCGGGAACCGTAAGCGTGTGGCTTTCCTCTCCGCCATTGCTGGCAATCGTTCGCGCCGTGGGGCGACCCGTTAGCGATCCTGGGCTTGCGCCGACAGCCACGCGGCCACGCAGATCGGGAAGATTGAAGGTAGTGCTGCCATCGCCTGCGCCCCATGCGACGCCAATCGTCGCAAAAAGCGTGGCATAGGCGACCCGACTGATTGCCGAGCCATCGCAAAGCATCCAACCTGGGGGAATGACTGTAGCAGGCCACAAGAAAATCATTCCGGTAACCGTGCCCGAAGGCCCAGGGGGCCCCTGAATGCCGGGAGATTGCGGATTGACGCTATTACTCGGCTGCTGCTGAACGACCACTTGTGTTGTCGGGTCTTGAACTATGACCGCCCCATCGCTCATACCGTGATCTCCTGTTGAATGAAGAAGTTTCCATAGACCACGCAGACCACCGTGCTGGCATTGTAGATAAAGAGATCGTATTGATATTGTCCCGTTGGGAGCGCCGCCGTGGCTGCAGGCGTCATTGAAAGCAACAGGGTGCCACTCACGGGCGCGGCGATGCTGATACAACCATTCGTCGTGTTGAGTTCCGTCACAAGCGGGCCGCCCTCGTAAGGGCGTACCTGCATCCGAGCGGTGTAGCCGGTCAAATTAATCGGCGCTCCGGTCGGGTCGTTGTAGACGATCGGAAGATTGAAGCTCGTACCTTTTTTAAGGGTGATGTCGTACTCGTTAGACATTAGCGGATGGAGACTTGGATATTGGTGTTGGCCGTGGCCGCAGCGGTGGTGAGTTTTAGAACTTCGCCGACCGAACCGTCATAGCGAAGGCGATCGGGAGAGGTGAAATCGCGGATTTTGTTGAAGGTCGTGCCTCCGTCCGTTGAGGACATTAGCGAGACGGTCGCGCCATCAAAGACGCCGTCGAATTGAATAAAGGCACCGCTTTCGGAAATTGCGCCGAGGGCGGCCTCGCCGTTGGTTGAAATTTGTAAGTTTGATAGTAGACTCATGGTTTTGAAGGACCCCCGCACGGGATGAACCGTGCGAGGGCTTATTGTTGTTAGGACTAGGCAGCGATATCCTGAAGCGCAGCGAAAGCGGGCGGTAGTACCACCTTGGCATCCGCGAAAGCCGCAAAGTGCAGCTTGGTCTGGCCGTTGTCGGCGCCGGTGAGAGGATCGACAAGCACCTCCACGCCGTCTGACCAGAAGCCGATCCACAGGTACTCGAACGCCCCGAAGATGAGCGCCGAGAGGTTGGTTCCGGTGCTCTTGGTCAGGTTGCTCGGCACGCCGTTCGTGGCAAAGACGTTGTAGCCGTTCATCACGCCGTTGATGCCATCCTTGGCGATCGAATTTGAACCCTCCATGATCAGTCCGGCAGCAACGCCGCTCACGCGGAGAATCTGCTTGGCCGCATTGACCACTTTGATGTTGGTCAGGTAGTTCAAGTTGTCTCCGTAGATATCCGCGCCGACCACAGCAGTCTCCAGACCCAAGGCATTCGCCCAGGTCAGAGGGCCGCCAGTAGCGCCGCTTGTAAGTGAGCCTCCGCCGATACCGGCGGTTGCCAAAATGCCAGTAGGTTCGTTCGCGGAACCGCCATAGATGATGGCCTTTTGAAGTTTCGCGTTGAACTGACGATCCATCTGCTTCAAGACCCAATTCTTGATCGTAGATTTTTGCTTGAGCATCTCGTTCGACACAATGACCTTGCCGGGCAAGCGCTTGGGCGCCAGAGTAACCTGGCTTTCGGTGATCGGCGTTACATCGCCTTGCGCTCCGGTTTCCGTGTTGAACGCCGGATCGGTGTTCGCCTGGAAGCGCGGAATCGACAGGTTGTTCGTAAGGTTGGGGAAGATGGTCGCGCCGATCTTGTCGAAGACCTTCAAGTTGAAGGGAATATCGAGCAGATCAGAGACATCCGTCTGAATGGTGTAACCACCTGCCGAGCCGGTCGTGACGTTAATGTCGCGCCTTTCCTTGGCCGCAGCGGCCCTCAAGAGCCCCACCGGCAGCACATAGTCGGTGTTTTGGAATTTACACCCATTGCGCGTACCTCGTAGGACAGCCTCTTCGGAAAGTTCTCGCTCGCGCCCCTCAAGCGGCCTTCGGCTGCTGGCTGCATTGAAGAAAGCGACAACGTCAAATTTGTCGATCTCCCTCTTTTCCGCATCGGAGATGGTCGAGACGTCGCGGTTGGGCATCGCGCGCGCTTCTTCGACGGATTTCTTGGCGGCAGCGGCAACTTCCGAAACGTCCTTCTCCGTTTTGATAATGCCCTGAAGCTCTTTGCAGCGGGCTAGAAGTTTATTTACCGACTCTTGCTCTTCGGTTTTAACTTCGCGTTTTTCGGTGGATGCTTTTTCAAGAATGGCATCGGCTTCGTTGGCCCTCTTGGAAAGCTCCTCAGTATATTCTTTGAGTCTGTTAGACATATTTGTTGATGGTTTGTTGGATTTCCAGACGCCTACGAAGCAACTGGGAAATGGGTTGCGTGTCCTGTGCGGTTTGCTGGGCGAGGAAACGCTGAAAGTCGGGAAGTTCTCGGACTTCAAGTTTTTCGCGGGCTTCCACGGTGGCTGCCGGATAAGCCGGAAAGGCGACCACGCTAATCTCTTCGAAAAGATTAATCTCCCGAATCATGCGAAGGTTGTAGCCGTCGCGTTTTTCCCAAACGATGGTGTCGTAGTTGGGTGCGAAGCTGAAACTCATGCCGTCGATATTTCCGAGGTTAATGTTCTCAGTAAGGTCGCGCGCGACGGTCGTATTTGGGAGACTAATCTCAAACCGCAAACCGTAGTCATCCTGCGACAGATTCAAGGTACCGGCCTTCATGCGACCGATGACCAGCGAGGTATCGTGCGCGTAGAGGGCACGGATGTCGGGATTTTGACTCAGGCAGCGCGTAAAGCACCCTGGCATCAGCATTTCTCGCCAAGGGGCGGGATTGTGGCCAAGGACTTCGCTCTCGGAATTAAAGCGGGCGGCGTAGCCAACGAGCGTGGCGACGTCTTTCTTGTCTCCGCGATATTCGATCGCGAACTTCTCTGGCCTCGTTGTTCTAAATTCAATTTTGGGGTTCATCTTGAGGGTCGACTTTAGGTGCCTTTTTCTTTTTGCCCTTCGGGTCGTCCTGTTCGTCGGTGGGAGTCTCCTGGGGTTCATTGGCGTCGTTGTTGTTTGGTAAATCCTCGCCTACGGGCGCGGTATTGAGCGGGAACCGGTACACGTCGCCGCCGTCGATGGGGTTCATGTTCTCCTTTGCGCGCACCTCGTTGACCGACATCCAGCCGTTATTGAGGGCAGCAGCGTAGGCGGTGTAGCGACTCTGCGTGTCGCCGCGTTTGATAGAGTCCAGGTCAAACTGGAAAAAGTAGGTCTCTCGCTCGGTCGGCTGCAAAAGCTTTGAGTTGAGTTCGTTTTCCCAACGCACGATTCGCGGCAGGATGCAGTCAGAGGTGTATTCAATGGCCTGCTGCTCGATGTTGTTGTTGGTTGAACGCTCCAAAATGCCCACCTTGTGCGGGGGAATGCCAAAGATGCGGCAAATGTCCTCGGCAATGGACAGCCGGAAAGCGACCGTGTCAGCCTCGACGTTGGTATTTTGCAGGGGCTTGATATCGCCGCCATCCTCAAGAACGATCAGCTTGTAAGCGTTCTTTTCACCACGGTGAATAGCCTCGATGGAGGACTTTAGGTTTTTGATGCCGTCCGCGCCCAACGGGTTCGGGAACTTGGCGACCATGCTCGGACGGCAGCCGTTCTCGTAAAAGGAAACTGCGCTGCGGGTGATCTTGGCGGCAAGGTTCAGCGAGTCCTGCGCGACTGTGATCGTGTTGAGGCCGCCGATGCCGTCGAAGGTAATGCCTTTGAGGTGCAGTAGGTCTTTGCCATTATAAAAAACCGTTTGGGATTGGTTATCCTTGCCGTTAATGACCGTCAGCTCGTAAGTGGGATACTTGAGCGGGTCAGGATCGACCGTGATCTTGTAGCCCATGACATTCAAGGGCTCGATGTAGGAGATTCCGTCAGCTTTATTGCGATAGATACGGGCAAACGCATTGCCCATCAGCTCCACGTTGGTCTGCATTGCCACTCTGAAATCCGCCGCAGTTTGGATGGGGCTTGGTTGCGCGTTCAGAAGGAAATAGAGTGGATGATCTGTCGCCAACTCCTTGCCTCCATCTTTTAGCTTGCGGTAAAGGTGAAGCGGGCAACTGGAGATCGTGCCCGAAATGCGTGATACGCACGCAAAAACGATATTTACGCCGAGGGCGGTCGAACGGTCGCGCACAACGGTCGTGCCGCGGTCACCGATTGATTTCAAAACCGACTCTAAAAGCAGCGAGCGCGCCTCGGCTAAGGCGGCTTTTTCCGCCCTGCGCCGGCCAAAATCGAATCTGTCTAGAAGTCCCACGCCTATCAAGACTGGGGCTAAATCGCAAATTCGCCAGCTATCTAAGGTTTGCTATGGTTTGCCAAGGTTTGCCGGACCGCGTTCTAACCATTAACCTTCGAGTCTACCCAATAGAAATCCTCATCTTCGGCAATTCCAGATTTAATAATATATTTCAGATCAGGATTATCGCAATTTATAATGGTCAAGAACTTGGGCCAATGATATGCGGAAAATGTATTTTGGCCGATGAATACAATTGCGTTCTTACCTGAGGGAGAAAACCCATAACCAACACGGCGTATATGCTTGGCTAATATTTTTTTGACGTTTGTCTTTCTATCTAAAATATATAAGTCTCCCCAATCGAACCCCCACCCAGTATCACAAAAAATAATTCTGTCATTCTTACTATCCCATTTTGGGGCCCATCCCTTGCAAATCTCCTCCGCTTTGTTTGTGTGTAGATCAAGAATATATATTGACGGCGTCTGTCCTATATTTCCCTTGTGGTCATTTCTCCCGAATGCGCTATAGATGATTTGGTTAGAATCTGCAGACCAATCGATAGGAGCAAAGGAAGACAAGGTTTCAAGTTCATAAACTTTCTGACCATCGCTAATAGAAAATACTTCTAGGTAACCGTCATCATCGTTTATCGCTACATATTTCCCTCCTTTGTCTAGGGACAAACTAACTATAGAATAGCGGTAACGATCCTTGTTCAGGGGAATATCCCTAACAAGAGATTTATCGTCAAGATTCAAGACCGATATACTTATTGGCGATCGGACATTATATTGATCGGTGGTACCATATTTGAGTATAGCTGCCATACGACCAGATACAGTCCAATGCCCCTCCCAGGAATCTAATGCACCAGTATCCTCCCAATGCGTTGTCTCAATATTAAATCTACTTTTGAGGGTATATATATTTCCACGCTCTCCATCTAGAATTTCATTATGAACCCATAATTTCTCAGTAATTAGATCTTGAGCATCTGAGACAATTGGGAAGGACATAATTCCTACGTGCGCTAGGGCAAGGAATATAAAAGCTGCGATTACACCGATTATTAGAAGTTTTTTCATGATAGATATCTGGGATGGTCATCCCATATTTCCACGCAATCTAAAACTAATGTACTAGCCTTGCAACATCTTACTTCCTCCACACCTTCCTCGACGAAAATTGCGGATTAGCTTTCATCCATGCCTGCGCCGCCTGTAGATCGTCCATCGGCATACCGCTTTTCTTGGCCGCGCAAACCCAAAACTTTGATCGTTTCAATTCGTACTGCATCAACTTGACGCTTCCATCCCGCATAAATTTAAAGGTCGAAGACCAGCACTCCTCTCGTTGCGTAAACGCTTTGTTTGGCCTCCGGCACGCTCTTCGCACGCGACAAAGCCATGATGGAAGCCACGACACCGTCGATTCTCCGGCTTGATTTAAGCCTGTCGGGCTTCACCGGACGGCAATTGCCCATAGAGTCCTGTTCGAGCGTTGCACAGCTGACGTTCCATGCGAGAATCGGGTTCTTGTTGTGATAAAGTTTCTTTTGCAGCACGAGGCGCTCAAACTCCAGCGTAGGTTCTTTGAAATTCGCAAATCCCTGCTTGAAGGTGCCAAGGTTGACGCCATTCTTCGTCCAAAAAGACACTGTCTCGCCTTTTTGATCAAGTCCCCACTGGTCGATGATTAACTCTTTGCAACGGAAACGCTGATAATCATCCAGCACTCGCGCGGCTACTTCCTCCTTTACGATGGTATCGCCGGTCGTCGTCAGTAGATGACCCTGATCACGCCACAAGGTATAGGGCACCTTGTCGTTGCGGGAACGCTCAATGATGCCTTGCTGCGGCACCCAGAAACGAGGTACCAGCAGGTAGCCATCCTTGTACTGGAAGCAAAAGACCAAAGCCGTAAGGTCTCGGACGGTAGAGAGGTCGAAGCCGCCGAAGCAGGGGAGTCCGATAAGTTCCTCATCCTTGATATCGACGCCGTTGACATCCCACGCGTCCTTTGTGATCCATGCCGTGGCCGATTCCGTCCAGATATTCAAATGCAACCGCTTAAAAGTGTTCAGGTAGCTCGGTGTATTTATGGCTTTTTGAATTTCCTGCTGAAAGTAGTCCTCTTTGATGCTCACTCCAAAGTTCGGGTTGGCCTTTTTCCAAACGGCGGGGTCTCGCCAGTCGTCCTCTTTATCGGCAGCGTAGATTGACACATACATCGATTCGTCTTTTTCTTCGCCGCTCTGTACCCGCAGAGCGTGTTCCCATTCCTCGTAGCAAAAGCTTTTCAC